ATACATAGGTTAATCGGAGTAAGTTCAAATGTCTCGTGGAGATTTACAAGAAATGGAGCAATCTAAGACTGCTGTGAACGCGAACGCTAAGCCTACTGAATCAATGCCTAAAATGGCTGATCCAGGCACTCAGCTAGGTTCGGTAGAAGATTTGGGAGGTCCTACTCCTGAAAACTACAAACCAGATAATGATTCAGCAAAACTAAGAGAACCCAAAATTGCTACTGTCAAAGACATAGTAAATAAGGGTGCCAAGGCAGCAGACCCAATGAAGAAGATGGCTAAAGAAGAAATTGATTCCTCTGAGGAAGAAGTTCTTGAAGAAGACCAGATTTCTGAAGAGGAAACTGTTGAGGAGGAAGTGCTTGATGATGGCATTGACATTGAAGAAGATGTCAATGCATTGTTGGGTGGTGAGGAACTCTCCGAAGAGTTCAGAGAAAAAGCAAAGGTCATCTTTGAAGCTGCTCTGAATTCTAAGATTAAAGAAATCCAAGAAACCCTGGAAGCTCAATATGAGCAAGCACTAGAGGAAGAAAAAGAAGGTCTTAAGGAATCACTCACTGAAAGAGTTGATGCTTATCTTGAGTATGTCTGCGAAGAGTGGATGACTGAGAATGAACTTGCTGTTGAAGCAGGTCTTAAGACTGAAATGACTGAATCATTCCTTTCAGGAATGAAGGGTCTTTTTGAAGAACATTATGTAACAATCCCTGAAGAGAAATATGATGTACTCGAAAGCATGGTAGAAAAACTTGATGAAATGGAGACCAAGCTCAATGAGCAAATTGATAAGAACATTGGACTAAACAAAAGACTTGCTGAGTCTACTGCTGGTTCTGTTCTTGATCAAGTTTCTGAGGGTCTTGCACAGACTCAAAAAGAAAAGCTCGCCTCACTTGCTGAAAGTGTTGAGTTTGAATGTGAGCAAGAATATCGTGAAAAGTTGGAAACACTGAAGGAGTCTTACTTCTCCAGAACTCCAGCTGCTAAAGCATCTACCTCTGCTACTCAAACCCTCTCTGAGGGTGTAGACAGCACAACCGCTCCTGTTTCACAGGGGATGGAGTCATACATGAGAGCACTGGGTGCTTTCAAGCAAAATTGAATTTTATACAATTCAAACCAAATAACTTTTAACAATAGGTAAAGCAAATGTTCCAATCCGAACAATTGCAGGAAAAGTGGGCACCTCTTCTGGACTATGAAGGTCTTGATTCAATCAAGGACAATCACAGAAGAGCAGTGACCGCAGTCCTGCTAGAGAACCAAGAAAAATTCCTCAGAGAGGAAACTGCATTCAATTCAGGTATCAACCTGATGGAATCCCCCACTAACTCTGCAGGTAGTAACCCTGCTGGTTTTAGTGGTTCCGCAACCGCAACTGGTCCAGTTGCTGGTTTTGATCCAGTCCTGATTTCACTGATCAGACGCTCAATGCCCAACTTGGTCGCATATGACCTTGCTGGTGTTCAGCCAATGTCTGGTCCTACTGGACTGATCTTTGCAATGAGATCTCGCTACACCAATCAGAGTGGTGATGAATCCTTCTACAATGAAGTTGATTCTGCATTCTCTGGTCAGGATGCTGGATTTGACCTCACTGGTGGCATGTCTGATGTCGCTGCTGGTATGGGTACAACTGCACAGAGAGGACCTAATCCTTCTGTCCTGAACCCAGTTGGTTCTGCTTCCTCCACAGCATATAATGTTGGTCAGGGGATGCAAACTGGTGATGCAGAAAACCTGGATGGTGGTAATAATGCCTTCAACCAGATGGCATTCTCTATTGAGAAAGTCACTGTTACTGCTAAGTCAAGAGCTCTGAAAGCAGAGTACTCCTTGGAACTGGCACAAGACCTTAAGGCAATTCATGGTCTGAATGCTGAAGCAGAACTTGCTAACATTCTCTCCACTGAGATCCTTGCTGAGATCAACAGAGAAGTCATCAGAACAATCTACAAGGTTGCTGAACAGGGTGCTGTTTCTAACACTGCCACTGCTGGTACATTTGACCTTGACATTGACTCCAATGGTAGATGGTCTGTTGAGAAGTTCAAAGGACTTCTGTTCCAGATTGAGAGAGATGCTAATGCAATCGCTCAAAGAACACGTAGAGGGAAAGGCAACATTGTCATGTGCTCTGCAGACGTTGCTTCTGCACTGACCATGGCTGGTATCCTTGACTACACCCCTGCATTGAATGCAAACCTGAATGTTGATGACACTGGCAACACCTTTGCTGGAACAATCAATGGTAAGTTCAGAGTCTACATTGACCCATATTCTGCAAACCTGACCCCTGCTAACGCATCGGGTGGCAACCAGTACTATGTTGTTGGTTATAAGGGTTCTTCTCCTTATGATGCAGGTCTGTTCTATTGTCCTTATGTGCCTCTCCAAATGGTGAGAGCCGTTGGTGAGAACAGCTTCCAACCCAAAATTGGCTTTAAGACCAGATATGGTCTTGTTGCTAACCCCTTCGCAGAAGGAACCAATCAGGGAATGGGAAGACTTGGTGTCAACCAGAACCGTTACTACAGAAGAGTTGCTGTTAAGAACTTGATGTAAATCTCTGTTACATCAAGTCATCAAGACCCCTTCACAGGGGTCTTTTTTTACGTCTTCACATAAATAATTAGAAAGGATATGGCAGCTGGTAATCCCAATTTAAAATTTACAGCAACTGCAGCTCAGGTCAGACAAAGACCTCCTACTAGAAGCAATGCTGGTTTAAATCGTAGTCAGATAGAAAATAGAAACTTCTTACAACCACAAGGGTTTAAGTTTCAGGTAACTAGAGCTCCTAATGTCTCTTATTTTGGCAATGCAGTCAATATACCTTCACTACAATTAAGAACAACAATTCAACCTACTTACCTGAAGGAACTTCCACAACCAGGTGAGATCATTGACTTTGAGGATCTAACCTTTAGATTCTTGGTTGATGAGGATCTCTCAAACTATATGGAGATGCAGAATTGGATTAGAGGAATAGGTTTTCCTGAAGATCTAGATCAAATTTATAAACTCCAAGAGCAAACAATTGGTGTTGCTAATCCAGATTATCAGACTGGATTGAACTTGTATTCAGATGGAACTCTGACTGTCTTGGATTCAATGAACAATCCTAATTTTAAAGTTGTATTTGAGGACTTATTTCCTTATTCATTAAGCACAATTGAGTTTGATGCTACTGTATCTGATGTGCAATACTTTACAGCAGAGGTCAGGTTCAAGTATGCTATATATCATATTCGTGATATTGGTTGTTGTTAATGATTGACTTGGATACACTCCAAAACATGTGGGCAGGTGACTCAAAAATTGATCCAGATAATCTTCATACTGAGTCTCTTAATATACCTGTACTGCATTCAAAATATTATGACATATATAATAACTTAATGCTTCTAAGAAAGAAAGCAGAGCAACAAAGAAAAAATATTAGGCATGAAAGATATGAGTATTATTCTGGAAAAGCAGACCCAGATGTATACATTGAGAGTCCCTTTCCTAAAAAAATTAGAGATAAGGACACTATGCAGAAGTATTTGGATGCAGATACAAAACTCTCAGGACTTTCGTTGAAAATAGAATACTATGAAGTCATGTTGAAGTTTATTGAGGAGATACTTAAACAGATTACAAATAGAACTTATCAAATAAAGAACGCCATAGAATATATGAAATTCAGTTCTGGACTAGGATAATGGATGAAGACAATTATTATAGTATAGAAACTCCTATTGAAGGAATTCGTATAATACATAAGGGTTTAACTCTTGCTGTTCAAAAATGGCCTGGTGGGGAAACACATGAACAGGTTGAACTTATTGCTATGAGAGATAACTTTTACAGAATCATTTTAGAACATCAGTTTGAAAGTATGGAATAAATACCATCAGGTAGGATTATATTATGTCTGATCTGGTAATAGAGAAGGTGAATGAAGTTTATCTGAAGATTACAACTGAACCTCATGTAGAGCATGAACTGAGAGATAGATTCACATTCGAGGTTCCTAATAAAAAATTCATGCCTCAGTATAGAAGTAAATACTGGGATGGATATGTTCACCTATTTAATATGAAAACTAAGAGGATCTATGTTGGTCTTCTAGATAAGGTTGTAGCATTCTGTGAGAACGCAGGATATTCATATAAATTTGAACCAAATAAGTTCTATGGTCTTCCATTTGAAGTCAATGATATGATCTCAGAGGAGGGTGTAAAGGACTTTATGTCTGCCATCACTCATCTCAAACCAAGAGATTATCAGATTGAAGCAGTCAATGATGCTTTGAGATATAATAGGAAACTTCTTATCTCACCAACAGCATCTGGTAAGTCATTTATGATTTACACGATTGTAAGATACTTTGTGAATGCTCGTAAAAAGATACTTCTGGTAGTCCCTACCACATCCCTTGTAGAGCAGATGTTCAAGGACTTTCAGGATTATGGGTGGGATGCTGAGAACCACTGTCACAGGATCTATGCTGGTAGGGAGAAGATCAATACTAGTGAGGTTACTATCACCACGTGGCAATCTGTATATCAGTTAGATAGAAAATTCTTTGAGGACTATGATGTCATCATTGGCGATGAGGCGCACCTTTTTAAGAGTAAGTCTCTTATTGGGATTATGGACAAGTTACATCATGCTAAGTATAGATATGGGTTCACAGGAACATTAGATGGCACACAGACCCATAAGTGGGTGTTAGAGGGTCTCTTTGGTCCATCATATAAGGTGACAGGAACAAAGAAACTTATTGATGAGGGGCACCTTGCTACTCTTGATATTCAATGTTTAGTCTTGAAGTACAAACCAAAGAAGTTTGATACTTATGAAGATGAAATTCAATTCTTAATTGGCAATGAGAAGAGAAACAAATTCATTGTAAATCTTGCTAATGATTTGAATAATAATAGTTTAATCCTATTCAGTAGGGTTGAATCTCATGGTGCTATTCTTTTTGAAATGCTAAATAAAAAAGTCAAGGAAGGAAGAAAGGTCTTCTTTATCCATGGTGGTGTTGGTGCTGAAGATAGAGAAAGAGTAAGAGCAATTACAGAAAATGAAAATGATGCCATCATTGTGGCATCTTATGGAACTTTCAGTACAGGCATTAACATCAAGAACCTTCATAATGTAATATTTGCCTCTCCATCAAAGTCTAGGATTCGTAATCTACAGAGCATTGGTAGAGTCCTAAGAAAAGGCAAGAACAAGGTGAAAGCAAAGTTGTATGACATTGCTGATGACTTAACATTAGGGTCAAGAAAGAATTACACATTGAATCACTTTATTGAGAGAGTGAAGATTTATGTTCAAGAACAATTCAATTATGACATTATAACAATCAATATAAAAGATTAGAAAAGGAGGAAGTGCATGACAGATCATTACACTTATGCATATCTTGAAAGAACAAGGGAGGGACAGTAAATGGCCATTGAGGACGATTTTTATTGCACTATCAAGTTTAAATGTGGTGATGAAGTCTTTGCTAAAGTAGCAGCTTCAGAAGAAGAAGATAGAACAATGCTTTTGGTCTCTAATCCAATAGTGATTGAAGAGATTACAATAAGAGGTAAGATAACTGGTTACAAGTTTGAACCATGGTTAAAGACAACCAAGGAAGATATGTTTATAGTCAACCTTGAAGATGTCCTTACTATGTCTGAGTCAGAGGACATTGAAATGATTCTTTACTATCAAGATTATGTTCGTAAATCAAATAAGACTAATTATTCCAAACTAGATAGAAAGATGGGTTATCTCTCATCTGTAAACGATGCAAAAGAGGTTTTAGAGAAGATTTACGAATCAAGCTAGAACTTATCTTTCATCCAGGACAAACCTAGTCTATACCAGATTCACTAGGTTGTCAACTATTCAATTGTCTGCTATAATATTGATATACAGATAAAGTAATATTATGGGGTTCTCCAATACTTATACAGTTATGCTTAGACCAAAGAAGTCTGAACACTATGTCAATAATAAAGAGTTTCTTGCTGCTTTGGAAGCGTATGCTTTGGATGTTGAGAAAGCAAAGTTGAATGATAACCCCAAACCACAGATCCCTAGATATATTGGTGAGTGTTTCTTGAAGATTGCTAATCATCTTTCATACAAGCCTAATTTTGTGAACTATATGTTCAAGGATGATATGATTTGTGATGGAATTGAAAATTGTGTGAGATACATTCACAACTTTAATCCAGAGAAATCTAAGAATCCTTTTGCTTACTTCACTCAGATCATTTACTATGCTTTCCTGAGAAGAATCTCACAAGAGAAGAAGCAACTAGAAATTAAGAACAAAATTCTGGAAAGAACAGACTTTGATGAAGTCTTTGATGCTAATGACCTTGACAGTGGTAACTACTCTGAGTACAATAGCATTAAAGATGCTGTCCATAGCAAACTCAGATATCAATGAAGGTAGCTATTCTGACTGATACACACTACGGGTGTAGAAAGGGTTCTAAACTATTTCATGATTACTTTGAGCAGTTTTACAATGATGTATTCTTCCCTGAGCTAGACAAAGAAGGTATTACTACTGTTATCCATATGGGTGATGCCTTTGATAGTAGAAAGGGTATTGAATTCAAATCTTTAAAGTGGGCAAAGAGAGTTGTATTTGATCCTCTTAAAGAGAGAGGTATTACTATGCATTTGATGGTTGGTAACCATGATGCATACTATAAGAATACAAATGATATCAACGCTGTTGATCTTCTACTCAAAGAGTATGATAATATTAATGTATACTCTTCTGCAACAGAAGTTAAATTAGACAAACTAAAAACATTATTCATACCTTGGATCAATGAAGAAAATCAGGCAGAGACTCTCAAACTTATTCAAAAGACAAGTAGCAAGTGTGCGATGGGGCACCTTGAACTCCAAGGATTTAGAGTTAATAAACAAATCGTCATGGATCATGGTTTGGAAAGCAAACTATTTGAGAAGTTCACTAAGGTGTTCTCTGGTCACTACCATACAAGATCAGATAATGGAACAGTCTATTACCTAGGAAACCCATATGAAATGTTCTGGAATGATGTAGGTGATAAGAGAGGGTTTACTTTCTTTGATACAGAGACTCTGGAACATACACCAGTAGATAACCCATACCAACTCTTCAAGGTGATTTACTTTGATGATACAGATCATCAGACTTTTGATACCAGACCTTATGAAAATAAGATTGTTAAAGTTGTTGTAAAAAACAAAAACAATCCTACACAATTTGAAAAGTTTATTGATAAACTTTATGCATCTAATGTTGCTGAATTAAAGATTGTTGAGAACTTTGATTTTACAGGTTGGTATGACGCAGATGATGAAGACCTTCAAACAGAAGATACTCTTTCTATTTTAAATAGATACATTGAGGAAGCAGAGATTAGTTTAGATAAATCTGTAATTCAAAGTGTAATCAGAGAAGTTTATCAAGAGGCGTGTGAGTTGGTATAATGTTTATTATCACAATTGATGGCAAAGAAAGGGATGGTGCATATTCTGTTATAGATGATGATGGAGAACAAGTTCTCTATATGTTTATAGAGCAAGATGATGCCATCAGATATGCTACTCAATTGGAAGATATGGGTCATCCTGAAATGCATGTATTAGAAATTGAAGATGAACTAATGTTAAAGACCTGTGAGATGCATGACCACAGGTATGCTATAATAAGTCAGAATGACATTGTGATCCCACCAGAAAGCGAACATGATTATATTTGAGAAAATTAAATGGAAGAATCTGCTTTCAACTGGGAACCACTTCACAGAGGTGGAACTCAATAAGGATCCAACCACTTTGATTATTGGCACTAATGGTGCTGGTAAATCAACTATTCTGGATGCTCTATGCTTCGTGTTGTATGGAAAAGCATTTAGACGTATTAATAAAGCACAACTTATCAATACCACCAATGAGAAGAATTGTTTGGTAGAGATTGAGTTCAGTGTTAATGGTATTGATTGGAAGGTAGAGAGAGGAATTAAACCTAATATCTTCAAGATTTATAGGAGTGGTGAACCTTTGGATCAAAGTTCTTCTGCTGTGGATCAACAGAAGTGGTTGGAGCAGAATGTCTTGAAGATGAACTATAAGTCATTCACACAAATTGTTATTCTGGGTAGTAGTTCCTTTATTCCTTTTATGCAACTACCTACTAATAGTAGGAGAGAGGTTGTAGAGGAACTTCTAGACATTAAGATTTTCTCTTCTATGAATGATATTGTAAAGAGTAAGATACGTCTCATCAAAGAAGAAGTAAAAACTCTTGACCTTAAGAAAGAGTCACTCAAAGATAAAGTCAATATGCAAAAAGACTTTATTGAGAAGATTGAAAATAAGAGTAAGACTGATATCAAAGATAAAGAAACATACATTCAAAAACTTCTAGACCAGGAGTGTATGAAGATGAA